TCGTCTTTCTTGTTAAAGTATGCTTCGCCGTCTTTTGAACTCAGCATAAATTTATTATTTTCTTTTTTATGTAGTGTGGCAATACGTTCACCATCATCTTCTACAATCCAAAACTTCCCATCTACGATAGGTTTTGCTTTTAAGTTCATTTCTTTCTCCATACTTTTATTTAGAATACCGTGCTTGAAATGGTTCTGCATATTGCTGTATATTATCAGCAACTCTTTGTAAATCATACAAGTTACAAAATTTTAACAATCTAATACCTACCTGGTCAATACTTTTGGGTTCAGTAATTTGATTAGTTATAGTTTCAACAATGACATTTCTAATGTCGTCAGGTTGTTGTGTGAGATCAATTAACTTTCGATTGCGTTCATAGTCATCTAACACACGGTGTTCTTTACCCTCATGATCCAACCATCGTTGAAGCATGAGATTATTCCACGCAAATCCTTTTTGGCTTCTATCTTCAAATGCTTCTTGTAGTTTAGTTTTTCTAACGCCTGGATACGCCGAAAACACATTGTCACTGGTATCACCGCGAATACATTTTTCAAACAACAACCATTCTGGATTAGGCACTGCCTTAGGCAGTTTAGTCTTGTTATCAATAACCATTTTGCCTTTTTTATCAAAGATACCTTCGTGTGTAGTTAACGTATCAGCTACACCGTTGTATTGTTTAACATTGGGGGCAATTAATTGTGCAAAGTCGCTGTCTGTCGAAATAATTACGTGATTGTCATTAGGATGATTTTGTATGAAGCCTGCAATCAAATCATCAGCTTCTAATCTAGGATTTTGTAAAACTGTGCAATTGGTCTTTGTAGTGACAAAATCTTTAAACTTATCAAATGTTTCCCAGAACAGTTTATCTTCTTCTTGTTCTTTAACAGTCATTGCACTGCGAGTTTCTTGACGATTACGCTTGTAAGGAGCATAGTAGTCCTTACGCCAGCTTCGGCCTTCAAGGCAGAATACTACATGCTTCCCCTCGAAGTCTTGCCATGCCTTCTTAATCGAATTAAGAGTAATGTGCATAGCCATGCCAAGTTTTGTATCAGCATCGCCTTTAATTACATGTCTAGCACGAAAGAATGTGTTAGCAGTATCTACTAAAATATATGACATTTTAAATATTCGATTCTTTAATAAATTGTTAATGTATTGTTCAAAATTCCATATCTGCAGCCAACACAAATCGATTTGTGTTACTAGGGCAAACACCCGGTCTGTGCCACACTTTACTTGGATATATAACCCATGTAAAGTATTCAGGCTTTACAAAAAATGATTCATTTTTCTCAGGATCACTTAGTGTGAACTCTGTGCCACTTTCGTCAAAATTTGTAACATCGTCCGGTATTCTTAAATACATTATACCTGATAGTTTGTCAGAAGTCAAGTCATAATGATGATGATGCCACAGTTGATGTCGATCTTGATTGTCAGTTTGGTTAGTCATAAATGACCAGCAGTTAATTCCTTTAACTTTGGTTTCATGACCGAGATACATAAAACAGGAAAACAAAAAGCTCATCCGATATTTTAACCAAACTGCTTCTTGTCTTGCAAATAAGTTTTCTTTAGTTTGATACTTTGGACTATTTTCAAAATAGTTTCCAGAATCGATAATTTGTTTTACTATATCGCAGGTTTGATCAGTGTCTGTTTGAGTAATAATATTAGAGAAATCGTATTTTTTAATTACAGATTCTTTGTTCATTTTTTAACGTCTTGGATATTAACAACATTAATAGACCCAGCCATTCTCTCGCCCATGCCTTCTTCTGCAAGAACATTTCTGCAAAGTTCTCGAAACCAATGATCTACAATTTCTTCGTCATTCTCGCCTTGGAATCCATTGGCCTTAAGCATGGCAATAAACGGCTCATTCCAGTCGAGTTCAAAAAACCCATTGCGTGGATTTTGAATATTAACCTTGGTATCTAATACAGCTACCCAAGGTTCTCCCTTTTCGGTAGCTAGTTCTTTTTCGGTTTTCGGTTTAACAGTTGGTGTTTCTTCTGTAGGCGCACTGGCAAACAGTTTTTTAAAAAATTCTTTTATCATTAGGTTCCCCAAGCATTGTTCCAAATATCGACTTGCAATCTAGGTGAATATTTATAGCCTTTGTCCATTGACAGTTGTGCAACTTGTTTAGTGTTTAAATGATACAAGTTATTGACACCCCCAACTGGCATTAGATACACTTGACCAACAAATCCATGCTCTTTATATATTGCCACGGCTCGATCTACTTCTTCTACATCTTGCTGTGTGCTGACAACAAATTTTAAGTATGCACTACCTAATTCTGAATACGAAGTAACAATAGTGGGCTGAATAGCATCTTCCCAAGATTCACCTGAACATGTTAGTTTAGGACTGATAGAGAATGTAATATTAACATCTGATTGGTGACGTAACCACTCTGCAAACTTAGGGTCTAAGTCTTGAGTTCCGTTGGTTTCAAATGTTACATTAACTAGCCCATTGGCTGCACATTCTTCAATTAATTTAGGCCATGCACGTTGCCAGCCTAATAGCGGTTCTCCTCCAGTAATCACTAAATGAACATCACTGCTATTAGGTTGGGTCCAAGTCTTGTTTGGAATTAAATCTTCCATCTTAGTTTTAATATCTTCCAATGATATAAAAGGACTTAGATGTTTGTAATCAGGATGCCAACTGGCATAACTGTCACAGCCGGTGCTAACTAACGGTAGTTCGTCGTAGGTTTTATACAAGTTAATCTGTTTTGCAACGTCTTCGGGCTCTGTGCTTCGCGCACCGGTGGCAAGACCAAATCCTCTACACTGGAAATTGCAACCAAAAGAGCGCAGGAATACACTAGGTGTTCCTGCATACAATCCTTCACCTTGGATGCTGTAAAATATTTCTGCAATTTTAATTTTGTTCATAGATAGTGGACCATTGTTTTAATTTTTCATGTTTAGCTTCTGCGGCTCTTTCAATGTTAGTATAGCTGACAACATCCATTTCTTGTAGAATATCAATCATAGCCATTAAGTCGCCAAGTTCTTCTTCAAGATGCTCTCTATTAGTTTTAGGTTTGCCAGGCTTGTAATTATCCATGCCAAATCGATTAATTTTACTTACGGCTTGAATAACTTCGGCACATTCTTCACTGAGAATGTTCATTACTTCATTGATCTTTTCTTGCATTTCTTAACTCCTCAACATCTTTAACTGCTAATTGTAACACATTGGCATAGTTAAGAGCAACCTGTTTGTTCATAACAATAGATGTTTCGAAATCAGTATACCCTTTAGTAAACAGTTTCCAAATATGCATCCATCTAGTTTGTGACCAAAAATTGGTTCTGGTATTAGTGTAAATTGTTATAGTGACGCCAGTGTCTTCTGCTTCTATATCAATGGTGTGTGTGCAGTGGTCATCGCCGCAGTCACACACAGCCTTATACATTTTGCTAGTGCCCCAATTGTTTACCAGTAGTAACCCCTGTGCCGGCTGTTGTGCTATCATAACTTTAAATTTTCCATCATTGCAATTTTGGCAATACGTTCGCCGAAATCTTGATCATTGGTAATAATGTAAGTAGTAGAGTCATTGCGATCGTTCTTGCGATCATATCGTCTAAACTCTACAACCTTGCCTCCTACAGCATTAAATACTTTAAAATTTAATATAGGATCGTCACTGACTACATCACAATCATCTTGAGATATTAAGCGACTTCTTGATACTCGTAATCCGCCCTTGTCGTCTTCACGCTCGTATATCTCTCGACCTTCTGAGATCCAACGCCATAACATTTTTTTAAACCATTTCATTTACATGTTCCTAGCCAGTTGTCTAATCTTTTTGCAGCCTCGTCGAAGTCTACAGCCCATACTTTAGCGTAAATTATATTGTCTTGAATTTGCAGATCAAATGGAATTTCTCCATTAAATCGAAAGTCTTCGGGAACTTCAGTGGTAACAGTAAACTCATGTAAGTTCTTTGCTCTAAAGATTAGATTGTT